GCAGCAGAACAAGCGTTTAGCAGAGCGACCTCACTGCCCTTGAGGAACTAAACCTGCACGCATTCATCGACGTCATGCACATATGGATCAACAAGTCTGGGCAATGAAACCCCGACCATGCCCTTCGCCAAACCCTGCCTGAAATGTAACAAGATAACAAGGGACGGTTCATACTGTGCCGGGGGTGCCGCCCCTACCGCCCCCCCACACCGGAGCGCGCCGCCAAGAAGAACTTTCTTTACGGTGGAAGATACAAGGCCAACGCACGCGCCACGAAAGCAACAGCAACACACTGTCACTTGTGCGGTAAAGCTTTCCAACTTGGCGACACCATAGAGGCCGACCACATCTACCCTGAACTAGGCAGCGACTCCCCCCTGGCCCCCGCCCATAGAAAATGCAATTCATCCCGAGGCAACACACCACTCACCCAGTAACACCTCACACACACACACACCCCCCCATACGCCATCAACCGGGGTAGGGTAATTCGTTAGCAACCCAACACACGTCACCCGCCACCCAGCCTTTTCTTTCTACCCGCATTTCAGAACGTTTTGGGGTTGCTAGACTTTGGTTATGCCTAACCCTCCAAAGCCTTTAGAACAGAAGCGTTTGCTTGGTAACCCTGGTAAGCGTGCGATGCCTAGTAATAACAGCACAATCACTCTTTACTCTGGGCGTCGGGAACCTCTTGCACCTTTGGGCGATGCGGGGCAGAGGTTGTGGGACCTTGTCTTTGATGACGGTGAGTTGTGGGTTAGCCCTCGCACCGATGTTGCGTGGTTGCAGGTTGTGTGTGAGTTGTTTGACCGGCGTGATGTGTTGAAGCAGGAGTGGTTGGCTGACCCTGCGGATAGGAAGCTGAACATGTCTTTGTTGGAAACGGAAAAGCTTATTCAGTCGGGTTTGTCGTTGCTTGGGTTTACGCCTACGGATCGTAGCCGGTTGGGTGTTGCTGAGGTGAAGGCGAAGTCGAAGCTTGAGGAGTTGATGGAGCGTCGTGCAAACCGTGACGTCTAGTTGGCCGCCTAAGTGGTTAACGTCGGTACCGGATGAGGCGTTGGCTAGGGGCCGTGAGATGGAGCCTGTGTCTGACTTTATTGGTGAGTATGGGCGCGTAACTAAGGATTCTGTTGCTGGTCGTGCTGGGTCGAAGTTGGTGTTGCGGGATTGGCAGAAGAACCTTGTCGAACATTTGTTCGCATGGGATGATGACGGCCTGCGCAATCGTGTTTCCCTCGTGGGCATGCCAAGAAAATCAGGAAAAAGTGCGGTCGGTTCAGCGATTGGTTTGTACTCACTGATTTTGGGGCCGAAGGGTGCTGAGGTGTATTCGGTGGCTGCGGAGAAGGAGCAGGCGCGCATTGTGTTTCAGGATGCGAAGCGAACGGTGGAGGCCAGCCCGGAGCTGTCGGCTATTACGAAACTGTATCGGGACGCTATCGAGTTGCCGTCGTTCAATTCGGTGTATCGGGTGTTGTCTGCGGAGTCTGTGACTAAAGAGGGGTTGTCGCCGACGACGGTCATCTTTGATGAGTTGCATGCGCAGCCTGACCGTGAACTGTTTGACGTGTTCTCTCTGGCAATGGGTGCCCGCGGGAAGCTCGCAACGTTGATTGCTATCACTACGGCCGGGGTGCGTTCCGATCGCAACGGTAAGGACAGCATCGCGTTCAGCTTGTACAACTATGGGAAACGCATTGCCTCGGGTGAGGAGGAGGATGACACTTTTTTTATGGCGTGGTGGGAGTCGGAGGGTGACCACCGTTTGCGGGAAACATGGGATGAGGCGAACCCTGGCTTTGGTGATTTGAATGCTGAGTCAGATTTTGAGTCAGCTCTGAGGCGCACACCTGAAGCGGAGTTCCGTATCAAACGGTGTAATCAGTGGGTGTCGAGTGTTGAAACGTGGCTGCCTGCTGGGGCGTGGGATGCGTGCGCTGGTGACGTTGTTGTACAACCGGATGACGAGATTGTACTTGGCTTCGACGGATCGTACAACGGGGATGCTTCGGTGATTGTTGGTGCTGTTGTCCCGCACACCAATGATGACCCTGTGAAGGTGTTTCTTGTCAAGGCGTGGGAGAAAGATTTAGAGCATGACCCGGATGATTGGCGTGTTGACATTGGGGATGTGGAGCAGACGATTATGGACTTTTGTCAGACTCATAACGTCCGTGAAATTGCGTGTGACCCTTTCCGCTGGCAACGGTCGATGGAGGTGTTGGAGAATAAGGGTTTGCCTGTGGTGGCGTTCCCTCAGTCTCCGCAACGAATGATAAAGGCGTGCGCTAGGTTCTTTGACACGGTGGTGGAGAAGCGGGTTATCCATGATGGGGACCCGTTGCTATCTAGGCATATTGGAAACACAGCAATTAAGCTGACCCCTGCGGGTCCGCATATCAAGAAGGAAAACCCAAACAGCCCCAGGAAGATTGACGCGGCCGTCGCTGCAATTTTGGCACTTGACCGCGCTTCTGCCGGTAAGATAGAGGCAGTGGTTCCTGAGTTCTTTGGGTAGGGGAAATGGCTACAAGTTTGCAGGTTGTTGGAATGGTCGCTATCACGGCCGGGGCTTTGTTGTTTTCTATCCCTGTGGGTTTGATTGTCGGGGGCGTCTTTGTTCTTGTTGTCGGTTTCGCGTTAGGAAAATAATTGGTCCTGAATAAGTTGTTTGAGCAGAGAGCCATAAGCTTCCAGACTGTGTTCGAGGCTGGGGACGATCTAGCTTTCGGTAACTTGTCTGATACTCAGATAGACTCTAAGACCGTCTTTCAGGTGAACGCTGTTTACTCTGCCGTGTCTTTGATTGCTGACACGATTAGTACCCTGCCACTTGATTCTTTTATCCGCATCGATGGGCAGCGGAGGGCTTTCCGTCCTCGCCCTGAGTGGGTGTCACAGCCTGACATTGCGCTCCCTCGGACCGCGTTCTATAACTCGGCGATTGTTTCTTTGTTGCTTGATGGCAACTTGTTTGTCAGGATTTTCTCGAACGCTCGCGGCGAGGTTGTGAACCTTGTTGTGTTGAACCCTCGCACGGTGACGGTAAAGCGTAACCCGCAGGGCCGTTTGACGTTCAAGATTGAGGGTGAAGATAAGCCTCTAAACCAAGAGGAAATGATTTTCATTCCTGACGTGTTGCGTCCCGGGACTGTGCGTGGTGTTTCCCGTGTGGAGGCTTTGCGGGAAAACTTTGGTTTGGCTTTGGCGTTAGAAAAGTTCGCTGCCACATTTCTTTGGGCAGGGCACCAACTTGTCGGGCGTTATCGAGGTCGATCAGAACCTGACCGCCGAGCAGGCAGAGAATCTTCGCAACGGTTTTGATTCTAAGCATCGGGGTTGGCGTAAAGGACACCGCACAGGGGTTCTGTCGAATGGTGCGAAGTTCAAGACCACACAGGTCGACCCTGAGTCCTCGCAGAGTATTGAGGCCCGCAGATTAGCTGTGGAGGATGTTGCTCGTGCGTTCAACGTCCCAGCAAACATGCTGAACATTCCGGGAACAACCACTTACGCTTCGGTTGAGCAGAATAATTTGCAGTTCATCACACACACTTTGCGCCCGATTGTGCAGAAACTTGAGGATGCTTTCTCGACGTTGATGTCGCGTTACCCTGGGGGTGAAACCGCGTTTATCAAGTTCAACTTGGACGGGTTGGCTCGGGCTGACTTGGCTTCGAGGATGAGCGCTTACAGCACAGGTTTGCAGGCTGGCTTCTTGACGATCAATGATGTGCGCCGGTTGGAGGACTTGTCGGATATTGAGGACCCAGCCGCTTCGAGTGTGCGGGTGCCTTTGGCTAACATGAACATTGACGCGGCCGACCTCATCGCTGATGAGAAGCGTGTGAAGATGGCGCAGGTTTTGGTGTTGTCTGGTTATGATCCGGCGGAGGCTTTGGCTTCTGTCGGTTTGGGGCCAATCAGTCACACGGGGTTGGCTTCTTCGCAGTTGCAACCGGTGGCGCAGATTGACCCTGAGAACCCTGACGCTGTTTATGGGGTGAGCTGATGCCTGACGATTTTGTGGAAGAACTGGACGAGGAGCTTGTGGACGAGGTTCGCGGGTTGGAGCCTCCCGCATGGTTCCGTGCTATTGCTAGGCGGGCGGTCGACCCGACCCCTGATGTTGTGGCTGTGTCGCAGGGCAACATGACTCCTGCAATGTGGGTGGATGTCCGTGACGTTTTGCGCGAAACGGGGAACACGTTGTGGGGGGTGGTTTTGTCGGACCGTAACGCGGCGAGGCTTTTAGAAGTCGCTAATGATGTCATTGCTAAGATTGAAGATGAGAATGAAGGACGAGCGAAGGGCGATGCTTTGAGCAAGATGGAAACCCGCATTTTTGAAGTGGATGAGTTTGAAATCCGTGAGGATGCGAGCGGGATGCACTTGGAGGGTTACGCTGCACTGTTTGATTCGCGTAGTGAGAACTTGGGTGGGTTTACGGAAACGATTCAGGCTGGAGCTTTTCGTTCTTCGCTTCGCGCCCGTAACGATATAAAGTTTCTGTGGAATCATGACACGGGTGCTGTTTTGGGTTCAACCCGTGCCGGCACTTTGACTTTGACTGAGGATGAGCGCGGTTTACGGGTTAGCGCTGATATTGCGAACACAAGTTATGGCCGTGATGCTGCGGAGCTTGTTAGGCGTGGGGATGTGACCGGGTTTAGTTTCAGTTTCTCTATGCCTGCCCGTGGTGGGGATTCTTGGAACGCTGAGGGCACTGAGCGTCTGCTGAAGTCTGTCCGTTTGCACGAAGTGTCATTAACAGCTTTTCCGGCTTATAGCGGTACTGCTGGGACTGCCACAGTGCGCGGTCTGGACAAGATTGCGAAACGCGCACAGGTTGATGCTGATGCGCTTGCCGATGCTTTGCTGAAGATTGAGAATGGTGACGACATTACTTCTGATGACCGGCAACTGTTGGAGAAGGTACTTTCTGAGCTCGCACCTGAACCTGAAGCGGTCGAGGAGCCTACGGTTGACAACTCTTTAGACATGCTTGCTTTGAAGAAGAAGAAGCTCGAACTACTGATGGGACTCTAATGGCTGATTACGCTGCTATCAAGAAGGCAATTTTGAAGGTTGCCGGTAACCCTGAGTCTGGGGTTGTGAAGGATTTGGCCGATGATTGGGCGCGTGCGATTGTTGCGCTTGATGAGGAGCCGACTAAAGAAACTCGCGTGTTGAAGGCTGCTGAGAAGCGCTAGAGCGGGTTCGCCCCCACTGTCCCCCTTTCTGGCAGTGGGGGTTTTCTTTTGCCGTAAACTGGTGGGGGGCTGGATGGTTTCGACAGCAGACTATATCCGCACGCGGGGGTTTGTTGGACTGGGGTTCAATTCCCCACAGCTCCACGAAGTAGGGGACACCTCACGTTTTACAATAGAGGTAGTCGGTACGCGTCAACGCTCCGATGAGTGGTCTGCGTCAACGCGATCGCGTTATTCATATTCATTCCACTTAAGGAGAAACTCACATGTCTGAGTTTGTAAAGCGTCAGCAGGAGCTTAAGGCTAACCTGGTTATGCAGATCCGTTCCGTCATTGACGGTGCAGAGTCTGAAAGCCGTGGCCTTGATGCAGCCGAGCTTGACAAGATTAACCGTATCGAGGCTGACATTGATTCAGCTTCACGTTCCATCGAAGTTGCCGGCAAGACCGAAGAGCGTGCCTCTGAAGTTGCTTTGGCAGCCCGTGGGTTTGAGGTCGTAGAAGAGGCGTCTGCTGGTTCAGCTGACATCTTCCGCGCCATGGCCCGTGGAGAAGTTCGTGGACACCACTTCGCAGCTAACGAAACACGCGCATTGGTTGCTTCTGTGAACACTGTTCCCGTCAACTTCCTCGACCGCGTTTACGCGCTCGCAAAGCTTGTGGGCCCATACCTCGAAACGTCTGAGGTTTTCACGCGCGACAGCGGAGCCGACCTTCGCATCCCCGTGATGTCTGGTTACTCGACTGCTGCAGAGGTCACGGAAGGTTCCGCAATTTCGGAGTCCAACGCGACTTACACCAGCATTCTTCTCGCCCCAACCAAGCAGGCTTTCATCTCTCAGCTCAGCAATGAACTGGTTATGGATGCTGGTTTCGACATCGAAGCTAACTTGGCTGAGCAGGCTGGTATTGCTATTGGTACCCGTGCGAACGCCCTGATTCACACAGCTGTTACTGCTGTTGCTGGTTCTGGTGTGACCGCTGGCACCAGCACCGCAATCACCGCTGACGAACTCATCGAGCTGGCCTTCTCTGTTGATGGAATGGCTCGCATGCTTCCTGGTGCAGGCTTCATGGTGAACACCGCTACCCTTGGTGCTATCCGTAAGCTGAAGGATGGTAACGGCGCTTACATTCTTGACGTCGTTGCCGGTGGTCCTTCGACCATCCTCGGAATGCCTGTCTACGAGAACCCTGCCGTTGCTGACATTGCAACCGGTGCAAAGGCTGTTCTCTTTGGACACTGGCCTTCGGTCAAGGTTGCCACCACGGGCCTTGAGGTCGCTACCTCTGCTGACGCTTACTTCGCTAACGATGTCACGGGCTACCGCTTCGTGTACCGTATCGGCGCAGGCGTTGCTAACGGTGCAGCACACATCAAGTACCTGGCGCTTGCATAAGCTCTAGGTTCCTAGGCTGAAAGCCCCCGTCGTGTTGTAGGTTCACGGCGGGGGTTTTCGCTATTATGGGGTGATGGCAACCTACGAGAAAATACCTGGCCTAATTTCTTTGGCTTCTAATTCCCCTGGGACACCGACCGGTTATGGCCAACAGGGTGACTATCTGGTGGAGCGTCTTGTCCGGCATGGGGTGAAAACTTCTGTGCTGTCCAATTATGGGCTTGAAGGGTCGATGTCGACTATCAAAACCAAGCATGGTGATGTGGCGCATTACCCTCGCGGGGTGGCACCGTATTCGCAAGACGTGTTGACGACTTGGCATGAGCATTTCAAAGCGCAACATGTTGGGGTGCAGGACGCAATCATGACCTTGTATGACGTTTGGGTGTTTAACAAGTGGACGGATGATGTGCCGGTCATTTCGTGGGTGCCTTTGGATCATGTGACGATGCCTCCGGGTGTGGCACAGTTCGTGAAGCGTGAGCAGGTGACCCCGGTCGCGATGTCCCCGTTTGGGAAGCGTCAGCTTGATTCGGTGGATATAGATTCCAGTTATATCCCTCATGCTATTGACACGAACGTGTATAAGCGTGTGGACAAGCTTCGGGGTGTGCCGACGCGGGAGTTTATGGGCATCAATGACGACACGTTCCTGGTGACAATTGTTGCGGCGAATAAGGCTAACGGTTTGATTCACCGGAAGGCTTATGCGGAGAACCTTTTAGCGTTTGCCATGTTCTTGAACGATTACCCTGACTCGCATTTGTATATTCACGCTGACCCTTCGACAACTACGGGCGGGTTCGATTTAGGTGTCTTGGTGAAGGCGTGTGGTGTGCCTAAGGATAAGGTGACCTTCGCTAATCGTGACCAGCTCCGGGTCGGGTATTCGCGGGAGGACTTGGCTGCGATGTATACGGCCTCGGATGTTTTGTTGGCTGTGTCTTATGGGGAAGGTTTTGGGGTGCCGTGTATCGAGGCACAAAGTTGTGGGACTAAGGTGATTGCTTCGGGTTGGGCTGCTTCGTTAGATTTGGCGTCGGACGATTCTTATTTGGTCGAGGGTCAACCGTTTTGGGATGAACCTCAGAAGGCGTTCTATCAGATTCCGTTGATGGGTTCTGTCGTGTCTGCTCTGATTCAGGCGTATAAGTCTGAGCGTGGTTTCTCTGCGACAGCCCGGAAGTTTGCGCTCGCCTTTGACGTGGACACGGTGTGGGATGAGTATTGGATGCCGTTCCTGAGAGGTTATTTTAGTGGACCTAAGTGAGCTCAAGGACCGGAATAAGGGTGACACTGTTTGGGTGTTGGGTTCTGGCCCATCGCTAAACTATGTTGACGCGCATTTCTTTGCCGGTAAGACAGTCATTTCGGCTAACTATTCTGCGTCGAGTATCGGCTTAACAGCGGATTATGTTTTCAGTCACTACCATCACGTCGCCTTGGACATGATGTTGGAGGGGAGCATCGCGGTGACGTTGGAGCGGGACACGGTGACGCATAAGCCTTGGCAGAGCGGGGGCTGGGATTCTGTGTGCCTCATCCCGCAGGACTCTTACCAGGCTCCAGGGTCCAGCTGGAACCCTTTCACACGTAACCCGCCACGAGCTGACAGCCTCGTCTACGGTTCGTCTAGTTTGCATGGGGCGATGCACTTGGCCGCTTATTTAGGCGCAGCGCACATTGTGCTGGTCGGGGCTGACTGTGGCACGATTGACGACGCGCATCGGGTGAGTAGTTATCCTGTTGACGGTCACAAACCTTGGACGTTATACAACGCCCATCACAAGCTTATGAAAGATTGGCTTGCAGAGAAGTGCGGGGTGACGGTGTATTCTCTGAACCCGTTTATCAACCTGAATCTCGAGGGCCACAAGTTTGAGGGAGTGTAATGCTTGAGAACCTAATTGTTCCGGTGCTGAACCGTTACGATCTACTTCAGCGCATGCTGTCGAGCATTGACTACCCGGTCGAGCATTTGCTCATCATTGATAACGGGGCGAGCGTGGTTGAGCATGACTTGAGCATCACCGTCCCGGAGGTTGTGCGACACACGACTTACTTGCCTATGCCTGCGAATCTTGGGGTGGCGGGGTCATGGAACTTGGGGATAAAGTCGTTCCCGTATGCTGACCGGTGGTTTATTGCATCAAACGATGTGGTGTTCAAGCCTAATGCCCTTGAGAAGCTCTCAGAGGCTCACAGGGCGGAGATAACACTCGCTAAGGTGTTTCCACATTGGCAGGCGTTCGCGCTCGGCTATGACGCTGTGAGGCGTGTGGGTTTGTTCGATGAGGCATTATTCCCTGCTTACTTTGAGGATAACGATATGGCGCGCAGGGCGGAGCATCACAGTGTGCCGGTAACGTACCTGGATGTGCCTATGGATCATGACAATAGTTCGACGTTGCAGGCGGACGATTTCTTCCAGATACGGAATGGGGAAACGTTCCCGTCGAATCACAACTATTTTGCTGACAAGGTTGCGCGTGAAGATTTTGGGGCTGGGGGTTGGGATGTGCATCGGCGCAGGCGTAACGGTTGGGAGCGCCCAGAGTGACCGCAGGGCAACGGGTAAACTAGTAGCGGAGGCTTCTACATGGCAATGACTAACCCTTATGCGACTTTGGCTGACGTGAAAGCTGCAGCTCGCATCACAGACACTATCGACGACACACTGCTAGAGATCGCTATCGAGTCAGCATCACGCGACATTGACGCATACTGCGAACGCACTTTCTACAGTGCTGGCACGGCCACACGCGTATATATTCCGACAGACATTTTCTTCCTCGAAACTGATGACATTGTTTCTATCGACAGAATCAGGACCGACACTACAGGTGAAGGCGGGTTCAATCAGGAATGGGCTGAAAGCGACTACCAGCTCGAACCGTTGAACGGTATCGCTGGAGGTATTGCCACACCATTCACACGTATTCGTGCTGTGGGTGACCTGCTGTGGCCTATCTATGAGCCACGGGACATTAGCGCAGGGCAGGCGTCTGTGGAGATCCGTGCAGTGTTCGGTATGGCTTCTATCCCTATCGCTATCAAGCAGGCAACCATCCTCGCCTCACTCCGCGCCTATAAGCGTTACGAGTCCCCGACAGGTGTGCTGGGTTTCTCCGACATGGGTGCCGTTCGTATCGGCAGAACCGACCCCGACGTGGCCCGACTGATTGACCCTTACCGGAAGCTGAGGATGGCGTGAGCATAACTGCTATGCGCACAGCCCTTGCAACCAACCTGGGCACTATTAGTGGCATCAGAACATACGCCGATATTCCTGACAATCCTGCGATGCCTGCAGCGGTTGTGCAGCTAGGTTCGGTCAGCTACAACACGGCCATGCAACGGGGGCTGACGGAGTACTCATTCGTGGTCACTGTCATCTTCGGGCGTATAGCAACCTCGCAGGCGCAACGATCACTGGATGACCTTATCTCTGACGATGGTGGCCGTTCGGTGAAGAGCGCTGTGGAGTCCGATAAGACTCTGGCAGGTAGCGCATACGATACGCGCGTCACTGAGATGACCAACGTTCAATCGGTTACAATTGGAGATATAACCTACTTGTCGGCAGATTTTGCCGTCACTGTGTTCGCAGACTAATAAGGAGAAAACTGTGGCAAAGTTCGTTGCTACTGATTACAGCATTTCAATCAACGGGACTAACTTCAGCACAAGCTTGGCTGCAGCGACTCTCGATGTAAGCGCCTCGGAGCAAGAAGTCACCGCTTTTGGCGACACCTTCGTCCAGCGCATTTCGGGCTTGAAAGATGCAAGCATTTCGCTTGACTTCCACCAAGACTTCGGAGCATCCAGCGTGGACGCCACCTTGTGGCCTTTGCTTGGTTCGCAGGCTACCGTGACGATTCTGCCTCAGGGTAGTACCGTTTCGGCCACTAACCCCAGCTACACTGGTGTGTTCTTGGTCACCGAGTACAGCCCTCTGGCTTCCTCTGTGGGCGACCTCGCTACGTTGTCAGTGTCTTGGCCTCTGGCTGACGGTGTCATCACTAGGGGCACTGCGTAAGCATGAATCCCATAAACCTACAAGTTCAGTTCCTTGATGAAACCACCGCAGACTGTGTTGCTATTGCGGCCGACCTGATCGCTTTTGAGTCACACTTCGATTTGAGTGTGGCACGTTTGGAGAAAGAGATTCGGCTCACTCACTTGTTCTTCCTTGCCTGGCATGTGCTAAAGCGTACTGCCCGGACTACGGAAACGTTTGAGAAGTGGGTTGAGTCTGTTTCTAGCGTGTCTGAGGCTTCAGGAAAAAAATAAAGGGGCTAGGTGAAACTAGCCTCCATTGGGAGATTGCGGCGTTGTCTGTGGAAACAGGCATTGCTCCTCGTCAGTTGATGGAGGAGGACCCGCGTATGTTGTGGACGATGGCTCGGTACATTGTTGCGCGTTCTCAGGCTCAGAGCGGTAGGCGGGGGCGGAAGTAGAATGGAAGTATCATGCCCGCTAATTTCACTATCAAACAGGCAGATTTTTCTGCTGTGTTGCGTGAGCTAAAGGACGTTGATTCTAAGCTTGTCAACGAGTTGCGGAAAGAGTTCCGTACTCAGCTGAAGCCAATCAATGAGTCTGTGCGGGCGCAGATTCCGACGGTGCCACCTATTTCCGGGTTTGCTAAGAAGGGCGGGTCGGAGCCTTACATTTGGTCGCGGCCGACAGCGAAGGTGAACACTAGTTTTCGCACGAAACCCGGTAAGGCTTTCAGCACACTGGTGTCGACTAACTTTACGGATCGTCGACCTAATGCGGGGTTCAACATTATTGAGCTGGCTGGGTCTAAGTCCTCAGGGAAAACCGTGCAAGGGCGGGCGATGATTTCGGCGCTGAATAACCGTGTGCCTATTCGTGGAGGGTTGGGGCGTTTCGCTATTCCTGCGTGGAAGAAGAAGGAACCTGACGTGGAGCGTATTGCGCGGGGCATCCTTGAGAAGTACAGCGAGATTGTTTCCAGGCGAATGAGGGATAAATAATGGCTATTAAGCTCCCGATTGTTTCTAGTTTTGATAAGAGCGGGCTGAAGCAGGCTGAGGGTGCGCTGAAGGGGTTTAGTTCTAGCCTCGGCAAGATTGCTCTCGCGGTTGGTGCAGCGTTCTCTGTCCGCGCTATCGGCAACTTCGCTAAAGAGTCTGTTCTTGCTGCGGAGGCTGCGGCCACTGCACAGGCACGTTTGGAAGCTGTTGCTGCCGCCACCGGTGTGTTCGGCGACGAGACAGCTAAGGTCACTGACCGGTTAGGTGAGTTTGCCAAGTCGCAGGAAATGCGCATCGCTGTCGACGACAAAGTTATCAAGGGTGTTCAGGCACAGCTGTTGTCTTTCAAGCAATTGTCGAGTTCGGCTGACGAGGCCGGCGGTGTCTTCGACCGTGTGACCATTGCGGCGTTCGACATGGCCGGTGTTGTCGGTTCCGCTGAGGGTAACGCGATTGCTTTGGGTAAAGCCCTTGAGGACCCAACTAAGGGTCTTACAGCGTTGGCCCGTAACGGTACGGTGTTCACGGATCAGCAGAAGGAACAGGTTAAGGTTCTTCAGGAGTCGGGCGATTTGTTGGGCGCTCAGGAACTTATCCTTAAAGAGGTTGAGTCGCAGTACGGCGGCGTGGCTGCGGCTACTGCGGATGCGTCCGATAAGTTGGGCTTATCGTTTGACAACATCAAGGAAACTGCGGGCGCAGCGTTGCTCCCAGTGTTTGCTGAACTTGTTGAGGGTATTCAACCGGTGTTGGAGGCTGTTGGTGAGGAGCTTGCTACAGCGTTCACGGAGCTGGGGCCGGTACTAACAAACATTGTCGGAATGTTGCCTGCGTTGTTGGAGGCGTTTACACCACTCATTCCTATCCTTGGAAACTTGGCTGAGATTTTCTTCGAGATTATTGCGGCAGTGTTGCCTGTGTTCGTGGAGCTTTTGGACCAACTGTTGCCGGTGATAGCTGAGCTGGCCCCCATGCTTGCTGACGTGTTTCTGACAGCGCTTGACGCTTTGCTCCCGGTTCTTATGCTTCTCATTGAGGCGTTCATGCCGATCGTGGAAGCGTTGCTCCCGGTCCTCACAGATTTGATTGCAACCCTGGCACCTATCATGATCACCTTGATTGAAGCGTTTTTGCCTTTGATTGACGCTGTGCTCCCTGTGTTGCTTGATTTACTAGAGTTCTTGGTCCCTATTTTCGAGGTTGTGGCAGAGATTCTGGCGGTGTTGTTGGTCGCTGCTATTGGGTACCTCGTTGAGGCGTTCGAGAACTTCATGGCGTTTCTTGAACCGTTCACAACTATGTTCGAGGATACTTTTGGGGGTCTGGGCGAGTTCTTCTACGGCATCATAAACGGGATGATTGGCATGTTCGAGGGTTTTGCTAACGGGATTATCAACGGTGTGAACTTCATCATTCGCGCCCTGAATCGTATCCAGGTTAGTGCGCCTAAATGGTTGACCGCGTTGACCGGCATCACTTCGTTCGGTATCAACATCAGTGAACTGCCAAACATTTCTTTGCCTCGTGTGGCACTCGCTGAGGGTGGCATTGTGACCGGCCCGATGAATGCCCTGATTGGTGAGGCCGGCCCTGAAGCTGTTATTCCTTTGGATAAGTTGCCGATGGGTAACACTTACAACATCACGGTGAATGCTGGGATGGGTTCTGGGAATGGTGCGCAGCTCGGCGAGGCTGTGGTCAACGCTATCCGGTCTTATGAACGGTCCTCTGGCCCTGTGTTTGCGAGGGCGTGATGCACGACACCACAGTTGAGGTTGGCCGTACACGCGGTTTTATTCTGGACGACCCGGTTGCAGGTGTGTTGGACAACACAGAGTTCCCTTTGGGTGGAGTGTTTTTTTATGACGTAAGCCGTTTTGTGCGCAGTGTGTCTGTGCAGCGGGGAAAGAACCGTGAGCTTGACCGGTTTTCTGCAGGGACTCTTAGTGTTGTTTTGAATAACGAGTCACGCTTTTTTGACCCTTTTGGCGCAACAGAAATTGACCCTATCCCTCGGGTCCCCATTCGTGTGACGTCCGGGTCGGTTGTGCAGTTCACGGGGGTTGTCGAAGATTGGGATTATTCCTACGAACCGGGTGGTCAGTCTTCTGCTTTGGTGAATGCTGTGGATGATTTGACCCGCCTGGCTCGCACTAGTGTGGTGGCTTCTGGTACGGCGACACCTGAGCTAAGCGGGGCGCGGGTAAATCGTGTGTTGGATATGGATTCGGTGCGGTGGCCTGAAGACCGTCGCTTTGTCGATGTGGGGGATTCCTTTTTATGTTCTGACGTGTTTGAGGGGCAGAATGCGTTGGAGTATTTGCAGTTGGTGGAGGTGTCGGAGCAGGGGCAACTGTTTGTGGGTAAGGGTGGTGATTTGGTTTTTCGTTCGCGTACTTCGGCGACACCTC